TGGGATTGAAAGGGTGGAGAACCACCCTCTCGCTCTCTCGCTGGCTCACGCTTACGCGCGCGGCGTCCAGGAGGCGACCGGACAGACCGTCGTCATCGCCAACGTGATCCGCTCCGCCCATCAGCATGCGGCGGACGGCGTGACGCCCGAAGCAATGCGCAAGGCGTCGTATGCGGCATGCAAAGCGGCGCTTGAGGCCAGGCGAGGCGTACCAGGCATAGGGGAGGTGTCCTGTTCATGACCGCAAACGGACGTTTGCCCATGTACGGGCCGGCAATCCGTGTCGAATGGTGCCGGCCCGGCAGGGCATGCCCGCCCGCCAGCGCCGAAACCGGCACCCTTTGCCCCCCACCCCTGGCCTGTACCTATGGGGGGTACCCCGCAAAATTTTCGCAACTTTCCACAGAGGACGATAAGGACATGCCAACAGCGCCAGAAGAGTTTATAGCGGACGCCCAGGAAATTTTCGGCAAGCGCGCAGGCGAATACGGCGACGCATATCTGATGCACGAGCGCATTTCGATCATCTGGACCGCCATCCTCGGCATCGAAGTGCAGGCGCATCAGGTCGCGCTTTGCATGGCTGGGCTGAAGATGGCGCGCCTGTCGCATCAGCCGGAGCATTGGGATAGCTGGGTCGATATGATCAACTACGCAGCAATTGGAGGTGCCTGTGCCACGCAGGTCGATTAGGCAGGCGCGTGCCACGCTGGCCACGCAGGATGACGGGCGGAAGCAGGCGGTTCTAGCGGAGCTAGAGGCCATCGCCGCGTCTGAGATCACGGACGTGCTGACGTGGCAGGCTGACGGCAGCGTGCAGTTGAAGCCATCGGCATCGCTGAGCGCAGGTGCGCGCAAGTCGATCAAGAAGGTCAAGATCACGCCGACACGCGAGGGGTCGCAGATCGAGGTCGAGATGCATGACAAGATTTCGGCCTCGCGCATCCTTGCGAAGCATCATGGGTTGTTGGAGCCGCAACAAGACAACATGCGGCCCAGCATGATTGGCATCAACATTACCGGGCCGAAAACGACGACGTATGAGGTGGTAGACGATGATGGCGACGAAGAAGATGGCGCTACCCCCGCGGGGGAGAAGTAGATGAGCCGGTCACCGCGAGCGACTGACCGCAGCCCACGCAGGCGTCGTGCCAAGGAGACTGGACTGGCGGGTCTCAACCTCGACTTTAGCGCGAGCCCGACGGTCTGGAAGTTCTTGAGTGACGATGCGTTTGTGCGCGGGCTGATGGGGCCGGTCGGCAGCGGTAAGACGTATGCGAGCCTGGCTGAAGTGATGCTGCGTGCTGTTAAGCAGGAGCCGTCGCCGGTAGACAATGTGCGTTACACGAGGTTTGCGGTCATCAGGAACAGCTATCCTGAGCTACGCACCACGACGATCAAGACGTGGCAGGAGTTATTCCCTGAGCATGAGTGGGGTGCGATGCGCTGGTCACCACCCATCACGCACCACATTCAGTTGCCGCCGCGCGACGGCGTTCCCGGCGTCGATTGCGAAGTGATCTTCTTGGCGCTCGACCAGCCCCGCGACGTGCGGAAACTGTTGTCGCTTGAGTTAACTGGCGGGTTTATCGATGAGGCGCGGGAGTTGCCGAAGGCTGTTGTCGATGGCCTGACCAGCCGCGTAGGTCGCTTCCCGACCAAGCGCAACGGCGGCTGCACATGGCGTGGGGTGTGGATGAGCACCAACCCGATGGACAGCGATCATTGGTGGCCCAGCTTGGCTGAGAAGAACAAGGTGCGCGGGCGCTATCCTTGGAATTTCTACAAGCAGCCTGGCGGCGTTGTTGAGGGTACGAAGGAGCACGACAACGCGATCTTTGCCGCCGGCAAGTGGTGGATTGAGAATGATGCCGCGGAGAACGTCAACAATTTGCCGCGCGGGTATTACGAGCAGCAACTGGCTGGTAAGACGCTTGACTGGATACAGTGTTATGCGGGCGCGCAGTATGTTTATGTGCAGGATGGGAAGCCGGTATGGCCGGAGTTCAGCGACAGTTTGATGTCGGCTGATTTGGAGATTGAGCCTGGGCAACCGCTGCACATTGGGCTGGACTTTGGCTTGACCCCAGCCGCCGTATTTGGCCAGAAGATGCAGAATGGGCGCTGGCATATTGTGCATGAACTGGTGGCGTTTGACATGGGCCTGGAGCGCTTTACGCATCACCTGATGGCGGACATCCAGACCAAGTTCCCTAAGCATGAGGTGTTCATCTGGGGTGACCCGGCTGGCGGCAAGCGGGACGAGATATTTGAGGTCACAGCGTTTGACCATTTGCGCACCTATGGGCTGCGAGCGCAGCCGACGGTCAGCAACGATTTTATGGTGCGCCGCGAAGCTGGTGCTGCGCCGATGAACAGGTTGATCGACGGACGCCCCGGCCTTCTGGTGTCTAAGGATTGCTTTCGGACACGCAAGTCGTTGTCCGGCGGATATCATTTTAAGCGCGTCGCGATGGGCGGCGGGCAAGAGCGCTTTCGTGACGCGCCGAATAAGAACGAGCACAGTCACGTTGGCGACGCTTACGGCTACCTGATGCTGGGTGGCGGTGAGCACAGGAGATTAACGCGAAACCCGAATGGCAAGCCGATGTTTCAGCAGGCGGTTGCGAAGATGGATTTCAGCGTTTTCTGAGCTACCAGCGCATAGTGCGTTGTTAGGAGCCGGCGATTCTGCCGATAGTGAAGGAGTGCCAGAGATGGCTTTAGGTTTCCCAGGGTCTGGTGGTGGTCAGTCCACCCGCGAGTTCATGCAGATCATCAAGTATGATGCTCGCGCAGGCGTGTTCAGCAAGCAGGTGCGCTTCCAGACCGCGAGTGGCGAATGGGATAAGCGTTACGATGACTTGGACGTTCCGTTTGAAGTGCTGATGGACTTCGAGAACATCGAGGTGGGCTGGGCGTCGTTTATGGGCGTGCCGGACTTTGCGGTGGTCAAGCTGGGCGGGGCTATGCCCGACAAGCCGAGCGACGATCATCGCCCAGTATTCCGCTTGCGTCTATGGAGCGAGGAGTTAGGCGTCCGCGAATTTGCATCCGGCGCTGCCACGGTTCGCAACGCTGTGGACAAGCTGCATGATGTCTACATGGCGGAGCGCGGGAAGCACGCTGGTAAGGTGCCGAGAGTGGCGATCACCGGCACCAGCGTGATTGAAATCCCGACACCGCAGGGCGATCAGCGTTTCCGCGTTCCCAAGTGGAACATTGCCGGTTGGGAAGATCGTCCAGCAGACATGGGTGGGGCGGCTGCGGAACCAGCGGCACCATCTGCGCAGGAAGACGATCTGTTCTAGTTGATAACGGCGGGGCTTCGGCTCCGCCACTTTCAGGAGGAAAAGCATGGCACAAATAAACGCTAAAATGGTTCAGATTGCTGCTGAGGTCGGCGATCATTACTACGGGAAGCGCACTAGAGAGACGCGGGAAGAAATCCGCTGGGGCGCGAGTGGCAGCAAGTCTTTGGACAAGGCCAGCGGCGGCTTCTATGATTTTGAGATGGGGGCTGGTGGCGGCGTATCTTGGGTCATCCAGCAGCAGGAAGGCCCGAATGTGCGGGTCTCTGAGGTGTTGGAGAGCGTCTTCGGCCTTCCTCGCGAGGAACATGCGAGCGTCCAGCCGTTCGAGTTCACAACAGCGATATATGAGTATTTCGACCAGTACGGCATCCGGCAATATCAGGTTAAGCGGCGCGAACGCTCCGATGGATCGAAGCGGTTTCAGCAATGGCGCGAAGTCGATGGGGAGTTGCGCTCTTACCCAGGCGTGATGAAGGATGTTACGCCTCTGCCATACAATCTGCCGGCGATTGTTACGAACCCGCGCGACACGATAATTGTGGTCGAGGGAGAGAAGTGCGCCGACGCAGTGGCAAAGCTGGGCCTGTTGTCCACGACCAATCATGGCGGCGCGGGGAACTGGAAGCCAGACCTGAACCATTGGTTCACCGACCGCACCATTGTCATTATTCCTGACAACGATGAGGCAGGGCAGAACCACGCGAACAAGGTCGCCAATGAACTGTATCCGGTCGCCCGCAAGGTCGGGATATTGTCGCTGCCAGACCTGGGGCCGAAGGGTGACATTGTCGATTGGATCAAGGCTGGCGGCACCCGCGACGACCTGCTCGCCCTCATCAAGCTGCTCCAGCCAATACGCGGTACGGTGGTAGTCAGCGACCAGACGCCACCAGACACGTTCCAGCTTCTGTCGCTGTCGGAACTGCGCAACATGCCGCCGGCTGAATGGCTGGTCGAGGGTTACCTGCCGCGCCATGGCTTAGCCGCGCTGTACGGCCCACCAGGTG